ATGTACTGCCGAGCTGTCTCAGAGAGCATCATGCCCTTCTGAACAAATGCCGTATCGTTCATCTCTCCGAGTAACAAACCAGCCACGAGATTCGTGAAGTGCCTGTCGAACTTAGGGAGAATAGGGATAACGGTAGCCATCTCTGTTGCCGTTGCGTTCTCCGAAGCTGTGAAGCTCCACTCACGCGATACGGTTATGAAGATTCCGTAAGGCCCCGATGTTGCACCTGTGGTTGTACGCGCAGGGGCGCTGTTGAATACGATAATCTGATTGGCATTCAGGTCACCTGTAGCACCCGTCACACTTGTGAGAGCGTAGAACTCAGGGTCTGCCTCAGTCGAATAGTCCACTGGGAGATCGCTGACCTGAAGTTGCGATAAAGTAATAGGGGCTGTGGAGTTGACCGGGAGGATCTTTACGTCCACAATCCGGCCATCCACAATGGTTAATGGGTATTCGTGCTGACCTTGGACCAAGTCCAAAGGCACTACGTCCTCAACCGAACCTGTCTTTCTGAAGATCTCGTTGACACCTTCGACCGCATATTCACCGATGACCTTATCGGACCACCGAAGACCATCGTCCTCTACTATGCGACGGACGTTATCAACGAGATCTTCAAAAATCATTATGCACCAACAGGGTTTTTATAGTCGACTTTTACCACGAAGCGTGGGGTTCTACCCATTATGTGCGTCGACCCTGCGGATGCAAGGGGGTCATCGGCCACAGTCTTCTCCTCAGCGGATGTGTCATAGGCATTCTGAAGACGTTCGATAACGTACATCGGTAGGCCCTGTTCGATCCATACACCGAGTTTGATGTTGGCTTTGATAGGTTTGTTCGGGTTGGTTGGGTCTTCGTAGAAAAGCTCGGCGCTCTTCTCACCCTTCCTAGATCCCGTGGCGGTAACCATGCAACGATATCTCTCGTTGTTCTCGGCGTACCACTGGTCACGCTCGGCATTACCCTTCCGCTTGTTAATGATGTCCTCTTCGGCCTTAGCGATGCTAGCCTCAAGGTGTTTCTTTTCGGCCTCGGTCATCCCGAGGGTCTCTTTTTCAGTTGGCTTTTTTGTTGTACTCATGTATCTCTCCTAGTGAAATTGCACAGGCAAGGCGACACCCCGTAGGAGCCCGAGATGCCGCCCAGCCAGTGTATGTACTACTTATTAGGTAGCGTCGATTTTAACTTCCCAACGGAACATGTAAGTGTCCTGCTTGATGAAAGTAGCTTGCTTGGCTTTCCAGCCCATAGATGCACGTTGGTCCAATGGGTCGGCAGAACCGGAAGATCCCAAAGGTTTAGTGATCATCTGGAGGTTACCCCCAGCTAGGTCAACAGTGGCGTAAGCCTTGTCTTCCATGCCTTTACCGAAGACCAAGCACTGAGCGATAGTGTCGCCAGGAACATTGGTTACGGTGTTGACTTCAGGATCGTACATGAAACGGAAGTTACCAAAGCGTCCGAACTCGTTCGGGTACAAAGAAACCTGAGACAAGTAAGTCTCAACTTTTTGGAACCCAGTAGTTGCTTCGATCAAGCTGACAGCTTCAACGGGTACGATGACAGGATACGCTTCCGCTGTGGGATTCGTGTTGTCATTGGGTGAACCTGGAGTGTGAGCACTGAAAGGCTTGACGTAAGCTAGACGGAAAGCATCGACCATGAACTGCATGTCAGCGATGACATCAGCGCCAGCCAACTGAGTGATGACCAAATCTTGGTTGGCAACACCACCTTGGTAGCGAACATTGGTTCCACCGAGTAGACCGTCGCGACAAACGCGATTCATCGTACGAGCAGCTTGTTGACCAAGACGCTTCGAGAACTCGGCAGTGATACCGTTGATGGACTCTTCAGACAAACGGTCAGTTGTGCGAACATAACCACCATATTGATCCAAAGATTTTTCGATACGAGTGAGAGACAAAGTCTGCTCAGTCGGTGTAACACCTTCAGTCAAAGGGCTGCCTTCTAGTGAAGCAAGCTCAGAAACTTTCTGCAAAGAGATGGTGTTCGATGTGTTGCTGGGGATGCTGAGTTGATCACCAAACAACTTGTAGAGTTCTTCGGGCTGCAAAGCCTCAAGGAACTTACGCTCATAGAATTTGTGATTGGCAGGAAAATTACCTGCCGAGGGAGCTGCTGCTCCGATTGTGCCTTGACTGTCGTTTAAAGCCATGATTTGTTACCTCTGTAGGGTGTGATTAGATGTTGCGACCCAGAAGCTTCTTTTCATAAGCGAGGAATTCGGCCTTGCTCATAGTGGAAACGTCTGGCTCAGGCTCCTCTTTCTCCACGCGGTGTGATCTGTTTCCAGAGGACACAGCGTCTAAGTCCGAGTTACCAGAATCCTTCTTGTCTGTCCCCTGGCCCGTGGCGTTTAGGTCTTGAATGACCTCAAAGACTAGAGAACCGTACATGTCCGGATCGTTTTTGATTCTAACCCTTTCCGTGAGAGATAGACCTTGGAGTTCCTTGTCTAACGCCCCAAGGATCTCTTCGGCTCTACCTGACTTGACCAGGTCATACATCGTCCGTCTCTCTTCAGGCGTATCGTAATACTTCTGGAACACCTTCTCAGGCATTCGAGACTTCAGATCAGTATCGATTTTAGCAAGCGTCTCTTCGTAGTCAACATCACTTTTCACATCAGAGAATACCTCCTCAAATGCGGATTCGTTCTGGCGTTTCGACAAGTCGGCATCGGCGTCATAATCCTCCTCGACTTCCTCTAAACTATCGAGAGGCTCTTCACCCACCATATCGATCAGCTCGTTACGAAGTTTCTTCTGAGCACCTTTGTCCCCCTTCTTAGCCGCAGCCATGAGGATGCCCAACTTATATTCATCACTCGATTCGAGACGATTGGCTTTCTGTTGGAACGTCTGTTCCCTAGCTAGAAGGTGCTGAAGTTGTTCCTTCGAATACTCCTTCTCTTCACCTTTCACCTTGAATTTCAGAACGTCGGAACTTGGTTCCTCGGTCTTCTCGGGGGTGTCGACTTTCTCCTCAGTCGCCTCGGGTTTCTCCTCCGACTCCTGTTTTGGGGCGGGCTCCTGAGCTACCAGTTCCTTAGCCATTGCTAAGTCCTCTGGGCTCAATGTGTCTTCTTCAATTACTGCGTCACTCATCGGTCTGCTCCTGATATTCTAGTGATCTCTTCTTGGGTTATCGTACCCGCACTGGCTTTGCGGTACAACTCTTTGTAATACCAAGACTTCTCACCGGACTCAAGGAATTTAAGGTACTCCTTGAATCGGTGAAGCTCTTGGAACTCTCGTTTAACATCGTCAAAATCTTCGTTTCTTCCGATAGACTGAAGGACTAGCTCCTTGAGCTTATCATATCGGCTGTCCAGGTAGTTGTCCAGGAAGAGCTTCCGAAACGACGGATGCTGTTTGAGCTCCTTGTACTCCTCCGCCAGCTCCTGCCTGTGGTCCAGCAGGGCCATTAAATGGGAGGCTGACTCCTCGTCCGGCTTGTGCATTGTTTCTCCTGATAACATTTGCAACTTTAGGGAGATCCATCAACCGAGCTGACTCGGCCAATATCACTTGGTTTACATCGTTCATCACGTTCGGATCGACAGTCTGTAGACTACCGAGATACTGTCCGTACTGGAACATGTTGTTGATTTTCTGTTGTTTATCTGAGCCCACTTGGAGATCCAAGTTCACACTGAAAGCACCACCGATGTCTTCCTTACCCACGCGGATAAGCTCACCGGGCTCTGCTGACATTGGGGTCACCTCACCAGTTTCAGGGTCCATCATGGCAAGATCGCGCCCATCGATACCGAACTGCACCTCGATGTCTTGAGGCTCCAACATCTGTTGGTTCAACGAAATGATCATGCGGATCAAGGGCTTGAGCGTAGACTCAGCGAAACGTGTGGCGATTTCCCACAGTCTCATCTCAGATCTTTGTGTAATCCCAACGAACCCAGTCGCTGTTTGGTTCAAGGACTTGGAGTCCATACCCTGAGAATACCGAGTGAAACCCCCACGGTTCTCTCCGGCAATCTCTAGGAGTTCCCAGACTTGGAAGGCATCACGAGTGATGGGATTCGATGGGATCGGATTGATCGACCCTGGCTTACGTGTCGGGATACCGATACGACTACCTTGGGGTGCGTTCATAAGTAACTGCATTCCAATGTCATCCACAGATGTCTGATCAACTTCGAACAACCCATTGAGCTGAGAGTTCATGTTGTCCGATGTCATACGGAGCAGCGCTGTGCGATACTTCTGAATGTCTTCTAGGATCTCGGCCCACCCCATAGCAGGATTGCCAAAAGGATCACGTACGCACTCAGCCATAACAAAGGGTGGTCGCTTGAAATCATAAGGGTTCTCCAGAACCTGAACTAAAACGTCGTCAATGAATACCGCCATGACCGGAACGAGCTTGCCGTCACCATTCATATCGTACTCGGTCCAATGTTCTCGGCGCAAGAATAGGGTCTTCGCCTTCTCATGGATATCCATCTTCTCCCCGATGTAAGCCTTGTCGTCGACTTGCTCATCTCGGAGTCGGTCGGTCCGTAGACTTCTACCACCCGAAGCAGTTACTCGGTCGATTCGATGATCGAGGACACCCTTCTGACCTTTCATGGACAGAACATCTGAGCGCGACCAATCTTCCTCGTGGGTAACCACTCGGGACTTCATGAACCCACCTTTTACTGTCCAGTCATATCGAATGGCGTCGGGAGTTACAGGGGTAAGCATGGGGCGACCCACGGGCTCACCGCTCTTGGCATCACGCTTTTGCCATGTCAGTTTAAGGTACGCATCTCCGCACACCAAGAAGGTTTTGAACGTGTCGTAGTACATGGAGTACAAGTCCATGCGCTTTCTCATCTGGTAATTCAGGAGTTCGCGGTTGTACTCCGCAGCAATGATGTCCTCCTGCGAGGCGCTCTCCGGTACAACTTTAATAAAGTCCGATGTTTCGAAAAAGGGTTGGATAAGACTAGGTGTCATCCACTCGACCACGTTGAAGATCGTGGAGTCAACAATCTTAGATGCCCCGTCCTTCTCGTTGCCGTAGGGCTGAAAGTTATATTGCTTCCAGTTCTCAATGCGCTTAGACTTGCGGGTGTAGTACCCTGCGGCTAGCGCCTCGAACTCCGAGTTCAAGTCGTGTTCCATACGGGACACGCTGACATGCGGATTATTAGGCAATGGATCTTCTACGTTCATCATAACATCCTAAAATACAGTGCTCGAAGTCAAGTTGCCTTGAAGCACACTACCGTAATCAAACGATGAACCTCCGGGCACGACATGGTTAAGTTTTGCGTAGCTCAAACAGTCCAAGATATCGTCGTGGCGACCTTTGGGGAACGTCACCATCTCAGTGATAAGCTCGTCGTTCCACTGAGCTTCAGCCGGAACGTAGATCTGCTTTCGGTAAAACAAGGACTCAAGGCCCTGAATCCTTACGTTCTTCCCCATGCTCACCTGAGATCCTTCGATCTTCTCACACGGAATAATATCCCGAGACAAGTGCGTACCTGTGGTCAGATCCTGAAACAACCAGAAGGCACTTTGTACCGACTCAATGTAGGTCATTCGGGGTCGCCACTTACGGAAAGCGTTGACGATCTCTTCGAGAATCCGGTGATGCACAAGGCGCTCACGGAACACATCGAGGATCCAAAGGTTGTTGTTCTTATCCATTCCGGTAACCATGATGACCGTGGGGTCACGGTGATTCTCATTATGAATCCCTGGATCCACAGTGATGATGATATCCATGCCACCACTCGCAGCAGCCTTAGCCTGATCGGGCGCGAAGTACGTTATCTGCTCAGGGACAAACGCTCGGTCCTCCCGTGAAACTGGGATGTTCATGTACTCCGTATTGAATCTATCGAGCGCACCCATCTTGATGTACTCCTTCCGCTTCGCTTCGATCCAATCGTCGCTGTATTTCTCAGGCCAAACGGACACACCTTCCTCATCGATCACCCCATATCTACGGGTTTCCCACAGTTCTCCTGTGTGAACGTCCCTCGGTGGACTCTCCATAAAGTTAGCGAGCAGACAATCCTCATGGAGCATCGTGCCCACGAAGAAGAATCGGGCTGTCTTACCCAAAGGCATAACGTCAGCCACCATCCAGTCCTTTAGTTTGGCCCGTTGGTCTGGGGACTTTGTGGCCTCGGTGGTCTCGATGTCATCCATGACCACGAGGTCAGGACGGAAACTCTGGAAACGTGTACCCCTCAACTGCTGACCAGCACCGAAACACGCTATGAAATACTTCTCCCCTGCGATCTCGTAGTGGAATTCCTCTTGGGTGTCCTTGGTTATCTTGATCTGGGACTTCAGAATCGGGTGGTTCTTTATGTTCGGTACGACGTTCGTACTCAGCATTCGCTTGGCAATCGTGGTCGTCGAAGCGATATACATGATGTATCGATATCGCCTATGAAGCACGTTCCAACTAGCCAATAGTTCCCATGCGTAAGTGGACTTCCCGAACTCACGAGGGTAAGCGATGACCATACTGGATGTCCCATCGACCAGTGCCGTACTCAGCTCGTAGTGGAGCTTCGACGGTTTAAGACCCATCAGGTCAGGGTAGAGGGATCTCCCAGTGGCTACCAGAGATCTTCTTGTTAGATGCAGGAACTCCTGCACCATCTCTTTGGACAGACTTGCCATTAGATCCTAGTCCTGACCGGCCTAGATGAAGTCGACACCATGCTAAGAATAAAAAGGATGGGATGAAGAATAAGATAACCAACGCCCATAGCACTGATATCGGTGATACTCTTCGCTTGGAAGGCGAGCTTGAGGGGGCCGAGGGCAAATCCTCCACCTTCTTGATCGGGGTCTTTGATGGTAACCTCTCCGAAACCCACGTAGAAACAATAGAGACAGGCCGCACACGCTGTTGCCCCGAACATGAGGTACAGAAAACACAGAGTGTAAGACAGCAGAGTTGGCTTACCTTCGACATGTTGATGCTGAATAGACAAGTAGTCCTTGAGTTGATCCTTGTCTGCAAGGGTTCTTTGAAACTCACGCTCTTTCTCCTCAGCTACTGCTTGGGCACGATTGGTCATAAACTCAGACGCCATGCTGAGAATTTTACCTGATCCCGAAGCTCCTATTAGGGACAGTAATTCAACCATTGTTACCTCATTTATCTCTCATTGACTTTAGAATATCGAGGATCTGATTCTGACCCTGCATGATTTGTGTCTGCATGTTACTGATGTGAACTTCGTTCTTCAGGGCTTTTTCCCTCGTCGGCTCGATCTCACTCTTCGCAACTGAGGAAGCCATATAAAGAATAACTGTACCAAACAAAGTGCCCACAGCACAAAACGTAAGAAGACCTTGGTTACGCGCATTCGCTTTCAACGACTCCATTTGCAAATAGGTATCGCTGATCCGGCGCTGATCACTGTCACGTTTGTCTTCGGTGTCCGTCATTGGCCTAGTAAATCAGCTAACATAAGAGGGGTTATAGGTTTCTGCATCTTAGCGACCATGTTGAAGTTGTCACGCAGCAAAGCGTCATAATCTTCATGTAAATTATCCGAACACGACAAGAGCACAACAGGCTTAGATCCCACTAAGTTCTTGCTGTCCCGTAGGATATCCGGCCCCTCCTTCACACCCATGTGGATATCACATATTATCATATGGATATCTTTGGTACTTACTTTATCCCGAAACTCCGCTTCGTCTGTAGCGGTTTCGACCCTCTCAATCTTAGGGATAGACCCTAAGACAGCCTTGTAGTAACGAAGCATTGCCTCTTCATCGTCTACAACGAGGACGTTCATGGCGTCTTAACGGGTTTAGTCCCTGGAGGTACAGGGTTTTTCCCTGGTTTTAGAATGATTATCGCCATTGTAGATATACCCCGTGTAGTCGAATATTCTTGTCGTTTAAAACTCTTACACGATATGTGGTAGTCGCGCCTGCTGGTTGCCCTGTGATGTCCACCTCATCAGCTATGAGAATGTCCACGGCACCTGTGAATGTCGCATCGGCCTCAAGCGTCACCACCTCCCATGTCGTTCCGGAATCCCGCGAAACCTCAAAGATAAAGTCAGTGTTTAGAGTTGAAGCTTCGACTGGTTCCCACAAAACGACAGGACGGACGTAACTAACTGACGCTAGACCACTGGAGAAGTCGATAGATCGTAAATCCATGTTGCCATAGAAACCTAACGCGCTATAAGCGACAGTTGGGGGAGTGAAGTTGGTCGGGAACAAGTTTGAGCCCTTCACGATCCTAATCTCGTCAAGATGCCCCGCGAACAGGTCCGTTCCATCTGAGTTGCCACCAATGGCTAGAGGTCTGGTAGAATTAAAAATGGTTCCATAAGCGAAGGTTCCCGCCGATGTCCCATCAATAAAAAGCTCGATGTTTCCTGCACCATCGAAAGTCATGGCCACGTGATACCATGTGTTTATAGCAAGGGACACTACAAAATTGCGAGCTACAATGTTGGTCCCGTTGGTCGTGTAAACCAAATCCATTCTCGATGCATTAACGAGACGCAAGCACCAACCATAATCACTCGCGCCCGTAGTTGCACTACATTGCCCCATAATCGTTCTCACGGAGATAGCAGACGGGCGCATCCAGAAGTCTATGGAGTACGACCCGTCTGCTATGTTCCAGTCTTCGCTATCTGGTAGAGTCAGGTAGTCCCCTGTCCCATCAAACAATATGGCAGAGCTACCGAATTGGCTCTGGTCCGTGTCATGCTGAACGTCACCGTTCACTGTGATGGTCTTAGCGCCCCCAGCATCAACGAAAGTGGTCGATCCATCTGTCGTGTTGGACTGAATCAAGAGTGTAGAGGCATCGCCCGCCGAGTCTCCGGTGTAGTAGTCGTTCGCAGCGTTGTAGGTCAACCCCGTGGATGCACCAACGTCAACACCCGTCTCATCGGTGTAAACATCACCAACACCACCGACCATATTGAAGTAGGCGTACCCACCGTTTACAGCATCACGGAGAGAGTTCACCCCTATATTGTTCTCAGCGTCGGAAAGACGAACCTCCAAGGCCCCATTACTCAGCGCACCCCAAGCCGCACCATCCCACGCTTCGAAAGCCAAGGTGTCCGAGTTGAATACGATCTGCGGAGCCTCGGGAGTCAGTGCGTCACGCTCCGCTTGCGTGTACACATTGACCTCAGAGTTGAGAGCCTGTCTAGCAAACTCACGCTCGAAGTCCGTATGAAGATTATTCTGAATCTGTTCGTCGGTGATCATGCTCTTATAACGTCCTGTTCGAACTTAATGACACTGCTCTTAGGAGCCAATGGGATCTCACGGTACACCGTGTCACCCGTAAACTGAATGCCTAACCCTATGAAGTACGGGGTGTCCACACTCAAACCCGCGAAGGTCGTTATGTAAGCCGTCACGGTGTCACCCGAAACAACAAGGGCTACCCCCTCGACAACACTGTATTCCGCTGAGAGATCCGCAAGAGTCTTGTCGGACTTCAACATGAAGGTTAGAGCTATCCGATCACTGATCGTTTTCCCTATAGAAGTCAAATAGTTGGATAGATCAAACGGTATCCCTACCGTGACCTCACCGTATTTTAGACTTAGGGACATATGACAACCTGGGTTTCTATTATGGGTAATATAGCCTCAGTCAGCTTCTGGTCAAGGTTCGGGACAACAGCGTCCACTTCAACCGTTGAGGCCTCTACGAGACCCACATCCCCCTGTAGAACCACAGCTTCTGCTACCTGAACTTCCAGTGCCGAGACGACCTCACAAGTCCCAGAGGTTCCGTCTATGGTTCCTACGACGATACTCTGAAGATGTTCGCTCGCTGTGGCCCCCGAAGACAGACTGGACTTCGATAATAGGATGTCACCTGCTGTTGCCATCAGAGCACCTTAGACCACACAGCATCTGCGTTCTGCACAGCTGTCGGTACGCTCGTTGGGATCGCGTCGATCTTCGCCTCATTCACATCGATCTCTGCGATGATGTTCGTCTCTGCGGTGGATATAGCAGCGTCCATCTCCCCCTTAGTCGGAGGGTCGTATGTCAACAGCGCCTGGTTGGACCCCGTCTCCACATCCGCAATAGTAAGAGCGTCAAGGTTTGTAGTGGTTGCCGATACCGATTGAACGATGTCAAAGTTGGGGTCGAAGAATTCATCTTGTGTGACTTCACTTTCACCACGAACGTAGAGAGATCCTAGCCCAATCTTGGTCCCTGACTCCAAGAATCTCACGGTGTAAGCCCCATCAGCTACACCACTCAGAGAGAACGTGCCAGTGTAAAGCCCTGACCCGTTGTCCGTCATGGAGACTGTCGTGCCCACCTGAGCACCTGCTGAGTTGTAGATATCACCTGTGATCGTGAGTCCTGCATCGGTATCGAGAATGATGTTAGCCACTCCAGTACCTTCCGCTGAACCAACACCCCCAACGACTGCAATCTTGCCTGTGGTCGTGGCTGAGATAATGGACTGCCCATCCTTGCGGTAGAGTTTACCGCCAGACAGGATAAGAGTCTCAGTCTTCTTGTTGTCTAGCTTGATATCACAGAGGTCTGTGTCGATCCTGATCTGGTTGTAGAACTCCCAGTTAATACACCCAAAGAACTCACGGATGCCTACCTCAGTGGTGATGAAATAGTAGTACCACGATGCCACCCGTTGGATGATCGTCTCGTTGTCAGCGTCAGTGATGTCCACCTCAAGGTTCACACCATCCCAAGCAAACTCAGTGATCGTTGATCCATCGGTGTTGAACTCGTTATAGACTTCGCTTGAGGTCTGACTCGCGAGCAATGACCATCCGCTTGATGTTGCAACTACTAACTGCTCGAACTCATTGCAGGCAGTTACCCCTGACTTACAAGTGAGGCGAACTCTCCCAGAATCGCCAGACGTAAAATCACTTCCCTCGTTATAGGTCGCGCTGTAGCTTGTGCCTGCTACGATCTCGTTGACAACTTCAGTGTCAGTTGTCACGTTGTAGACTTGAAGTCTTGAGCCTGCGACGATACCGGTTATGCTGATTGGTTTGACTGCTGTGGTTCCGCTTGCGTCCGTGTACGTTCCTAAGATGGACGCGCCATTAGCTAGAGTGATATTGCCTGTGGTCGTTAGATCACCTGTGAACGTGGTTGCTTTGATCGTGATCGTTGATCCTGCTAGGGCGAACGTGGACCCTGCTGTTGCGTCGATTGTTAAGTTGTAACTTCCGAGGTTAATCAGTGATCCACTGCGTGTGACAAGCGTTGCCGTCTCACCTGCGTAGTTGTCGTAGAGATAACTCTTAGCGCGGTCATAGAATTTCTCTGGTGTTTCTATCTCAGTGTAAGCGTCAACAGTTGCCTTTGTTGCTTCTGTAATTGAGGAATCAGCAGGATTTACAATGTCAAGGTCGAGATCCCCAAGACCGATAAGATTCGGTGAGCTTGTTGCTATGTTTGTCAAATACGAAATGAATCTAAATGTGATGGTGTCACTATCCAAACGATCATCAATATATCTTGTTGTACCTTGTCCTGCCATATACTCAACAACTGGAGTGACCGTTAAAGCAGGACCAACTCCACTACCTGTATATGTCAGGTCAGCAGTAGAGTCGAAACCATTGAAATTGATTCTCCCTCCGTTATCAGTATCTATTGCATAGTAAGCTACAGCAGTGAGTCCAACAAAGTCAGCACCCACTAGGTTGAAATTCAAGTTCTTGGTTGTCTGGCAGAAACCACCTCGTAAATTAGCGTGAATATACCTAAGTCTTCTAGCTACATTCCTAAAGTCAACAAGCCTGCCGTCATAAGTAATGCCATCTCCAGAAGACGTCCCTGCATATGAAAAATCAGCATTGGCAATATTGTTGCCATTGTCGAAATTCAAAAATACTTGTGATGGGTATCCAGCAGAGGCTGGTTGATACTTCGCTTTTATAAAATTAAAGATAAAACTATCCGTATCAAAAGTAGCACTTCCACTAGTTGTGAGGCTGGCTTCGTCAATAGAACCTCTACCATTCAACTTTATTCCATTGTTCGTAATGGATACTCTAGACGTATTGGCTCCATTATGTTCAATTCTAAATTGGCATTGACCATTACGACCCAATACAACAGTCAAATCCTCAACTGTTATATACGATCCGTCTCTCAACCTAGTAGGTCCTGACAATTCAATAGTAGCACCATAACCCTCGAGGGTTCCACCTGACTCAACATGAAAAGATCCGTTCGCGTTTAGATCCCCCTGTTCTGTTGCTACAATTGCAGTCCCAATAGTGTATTTTGTTGCAGTTCCAGAAACTGTCTTCACTCCTAATGTCAAGGTTCCTGTTGATCTGACATTGATTGACATGTTCGGAACTGTCCCAGTAGGGCAGTTTGTCAAGAGCATATTGTACTCTGGATTGATCGTTAAATCACCCTCGATGTCTAATCGATTCGTGCCTATGTCGTAGATGTAAAAAGTTTCTGAACCTGTAGTCACATACCCGAAGCGAGTGACTCCCGTTAAACCACTTAATCCCGTTAGGTCTGTATCCGTTCCCGTTTGAGTGATTACGCCTCCGCTTTCTGAAAAGCTCATCTAAAACTGTACCCCAAATGCAAGGATGTCAAAGCCGGTCATGTGTTGCTATTCCTCTGCCTTCGTCTCTACCGCGCCACCGAATGCCTTGCCTGTCTTCTTGGCCATCGCTAGAAGCGTGTCATTGACGCGCTTAAAGATAAACTCTAGCTCTTTGGCTATGGGCTCGGCCAGCTCATCCTTGAACGCCTCGATTCTTAATGCACCGCCAACGGTGTAAAGATTGGCCGCGACATCGCCCATCTCAAGATAGGCTCTCTTCAAGCGTGGTTGTGCCCATCGCTCAATGAACGTCCTTCGACGCTCCATGATAGCGGCTTGTCGTCTTGCGGCGGCTTCAGTCTTTACGATCAAGCGCCTATCCTCTCTTTAGCAATCTCAAAATATTTATCATCTTTCTCAATGCCAATGAAGGAGCGCCCTAAATTCTTACAAGCAACTCCAGTCGTCCCGCTGCCCATTGTGAAGTCTAAGACGGTTTCGCCTTCGTTGGTGTATGTCTTGATTAGGTACTCCATGAGAGCTACTGGCTTCTGTGTGGGGTGAACTTTGCCTTTCTGTGACGCATTGCTGACGGTGATTATATTTGTTGGGTTCTTGTGAGTGTATTCTCTGACTACTCCATCATTGCTTGCCAACGGATTACTGTCGCTTGATGAGTAGCATTTGCTTTTCTTAATCTTTTCACGCTTAACCATCTGCGGATAATACTCAATCCTGCCTTTGCCAAAGATAACCACATCTTCCGTCCTCATCATTGGTCTGTATTTCGCTACTTGAAACCCAACGCCACGAACTTTGTCCCAAACCCAACAATACTTAAACATCTTCATATTAGAAGCAATCAGCGTTGTCGTAAAGGGCTGACTTGCCGTCATAACAATAGCACCGTTCTTTTTAGTGATCCGCTTCAACTGCTCCCACATAGGCTCAAGCGGGATGATGCTATCCCACTTACAAGCTGTTGTGCCATAAGGAGGATCAGTCAAAACCATATCAACCGACCCGCTTGGGATCTTTGCCATCTCTTCTAGGCAATCGCCGTGAATCAGTTCACTTGTCATAGAACCAATCCAAAGACTTCTGCTCCGCTTTCTGAAAAACTCATTAGAAAGAAACGCCATAGGAAATCGCATCGAAAGCATCCAGTGTGCTAAGGTCATCACGCACGATGAAAGTCAGCTTGTCGTTAGTTCCTTTCCTGAGCCTAATACCCCAAGGCTTTCCAAACTGCTCAGAAATATCAATGATGGGCAAGTAAGCTTTGGATGTGCCACCACCAGAAACGTCAGCTAGATAAGCCTCCGTACCCGTACCGATTGCGGCAGTCTTTTGACCTGTCCTCACGAACTCAAGGTTAGTTTTGATTCCGTCATGGAGCTCAACCTCACCAAGATCAGTCGAGGTCCATTGCCACTTCACACCGTTGGTTAGTGGAGAGAGGTTTCCAAACTTATTAAGGTTAGGTGAACCGCCATCAGCAATGCGAACAGAGATGGAGTTCACATAAATGTCACGATCAGTAATAGCCCTCAATGAGAACTTTTGCTCCGTCACAGACCCATCTACCGCCATTGCATCAGAGCCAGCATCGTTGGTGAAGCGTGCCCTATAAGGCAATGAGGTTTCAAGCTCGTTCTTGGGCGGGTGAGGGTGAACGACTACATAAGCCTCACCCTCTGGACCCACTATGAGCTTGTTACCTGTCGCTCCTTCGATGACTGACTTAATTGCCATTATTAATTAGAGAACAAAAAGCCGACTAGCGCAACAGTGACGTCCATGCTGGAGTTGCCTGCTTGAGTAGTTACCTCAATTCCGATTGAGCTATTCTTTGGTAAGACGATAACATCTGCGTCAAACTCAATCACCGAAGCACTTGTTCTAATCGTGTTGGCAAAAGTCACCCCGTCTGTTATCGTGTTGCCTTCAGCGCCTTTGTAAGATAGGGCGCCAAGGCCACGAGCCGAGCCGAAGTTTCTATTCACTACCGTATCAAAACCAACCGCACCAGAAACAATGGTTCCAGTCGTTGGATTCTTAATAACTCGGACAGTGTAGTTTCCTGTCCCACCAGTGGACCCACCAATAACAGTAAGCACATTTTCAATAACGAAGTCCTTATCTTCCTCGTTTTTAAAGTAAGCGACTGCCGAAGTAGTGGCGTTTCCAGTTAATGTGACGGTTCCGGAGTTGATATTGAAGCTCTCGCCCAACTCAGCGGCTTCAATACTGTAACCCTCAGAGATTGCGAAGGTCTTTAACCGCCCCTTCTCGTCAACTTTAGCCTTGTTGCCGTTATCGGCGCTTTCTATAATCAGTCCCAATCGTCTACCTCAAGTTCTGTGATAAGTTCTAAATGTTTATTCATGTTCTTCAACTCTCCTAAAATCTCTTTTAGGAGGGTGGTTGCTTCTGGATCATACACCCTTTGGTGATCTTGCCCATTACGAGATTGCTCCTGAGCCACACCGCGAGCGTTGGTCGTCGCGAGTTCCGCTTCGACCGTATCGAGTCTAGTGAGTGGTGTACC